TGTAGAGGCGATGGGTAGTGGAGATACAGATATAGATGCGTTCTCAGCAGAGAGGCTTTCCCGGTATGAGTTTGATGACTCAGCTAAGTTCTGGAGTGGTTGGGGAGCCGAAGGTGACAGTGATGAGTTAAAGTCCTACTGGCTACATGAGAGCTACATCCGCATGGATGAGGATGATGATGGGATTGCAGAACTCAGGAAGATCACTAGCGTAGGAAGCCAGATCCTTGAGAACGAGCCGGTAGACAGGATTCCGTTCGTCAGCGTCACACCGATTAAGATCCCGCATAAGTTCTTCGGTTTGTCGATTGCAGATATCGTTATGGATATTCAACTCATAAAATCTGTATTGACGCGAAATCTCATGGACAACATGTATAACCAGAACTTCGGTAGGTTCGCGGTTTTAGAGGGACAGGCGAACTTGGATGATTTGCTCACGCAAAGACCAGGCGGTATAGTGCGAGTCAAGTCACCCAATGCGATCATGCCACTTGCCACACCACAACTTGAAGCAAGCTCATTCCAGATGCTTGACTACCTTGACAAACTTAGAGAATCAAGATCCGGTGTCAGTAAGTACAGCCAGGGTCTAAATGAAAATGCACTAACCTCCCACACCACAGCACAGGCTGTGTCTGCTACGATGACGGCAGCGCAGTCTCGTGTCGAACTGATTGCAAGAGGGTTTGCAGAAACTGGTGTGAAGGAGTTGATGAGAAATATATTTGAGTTGCTTCAAAAGAACCAGGATCATGAGCGCATTATCATGCTGAGAAATAACTTCATCACAGTCAGACCAGACATGTGGAGAGACCAGTATGATTGTACCGTTTCCGTAGGCATAGGGAGTGGTAACCGTGATCAGCAGATGGCACATCTCACGACGATGCTTTCCTTCGCAGGAGACGCGATGAGGGGTGGGTTAAAGATTGTGAATCAGAAGAATCTTTATAACATGGGAGCGGCACTCATTAAGAATATGGGCTTCCAGAACGTTGATGACTTCTTGACTGATCCCGATCAGATACCAGACCAACCTAATGCTAAGGAATCATTGGATCAGATGGAGATGCAGCTTAAACAGAAAGAGATTGAAATCAAAGCTGCTGACATTCATATCAAACAACAGAGGCTTGAGTTGGAAGCCATGAAGACACAGGTAGATAGCAACCTGAAGATGGCAGAACTTCAATTAGAAGCCGATCAAGGGAGGCCAGTAGCTATTGGATGAGAGAGCGCGTAGAGCACACACTTTACTAAACGATCCTCTAATTGTAGAGGCATTTGAAACCCTAGAAAAAGATTTACTGGATAGCTGGAAACATTCAGGTACCAGTGATAAGGAAACCAGAGAATCGCTCTGGTTAGCTATGAGACTGCTGGATAGACTTCACATCCATCTTCAATCCATTTTGGAAACTGGACAGATGGCTGAGAAAATGCAGCAATACCAACTTTAAGGAGAAGGAAAAATGGCGGACACGCAACCAGCCCCGCACGATATAGGGCTACCCCCAGGCGAGGGTAGCATTGTTGAAGCAGAAAAAGCTATTCTTGGATTGATGGACCCCGAAGAGGAAAAACCGGAAACCGAGGAAGCAAAATCGTCAGAGGAGGAAGTATCTGAAGACGAACCCGAAGCATCCGAAGAAGAAGCCGAAGAGGTGGAAGAAGAGGATGAAGAGGAAGAGTCACCTGAAGAAGAAGAGACTGAAGAGGAAGACGACACACCTCAACTCTACTCCGTTAAAATTAATGGAGAAGATCATGAGGTTACTGAAGACGAACTCATTAAGGGATACTCTCGACAGGCAGACTACACAAAGAAAACACAAGAGCTAAGTCAGTACCGCCAGCAATTGGACCAGGCAGCACAGTTCTACCAGTCCGAGGTTGCAGCGACTCAGGAGGCTCGACAGCAGTATATCAATTCTTTAGCGCAAGGAGTACAGCTTAGTCTTTCCTCGCTACAGGAATTTGAGAACGTTGACTGGGAACGGTTAAAAGCCGAAGACAAGGAAGAATATCTTACAAAGCGAGATGACTTCCGAGAAGCCCAGAACAAGGTTCAGAAGCTAAAACAGACGCACGAACAAGAAGCTCAAAAGCAAACCGCTGAACAACAACAGCAATTCCAACAGTGGGCTCAAACCGAGCACCAGAGACTGGTTAGTATTTTACCCGATTGGGGAGATCCAGTTAAACAGAAAGCGATTGCTGGCGAACTAAGAGAATTCGCATTTACCAAGGGCTTTGCCGAGGAAGAGTTAGCGCAGCTTTTTGATCACCGTTCTATTCTAATCTTAATGCAAGCCAAAGCTTGGGAAGACGATCAAAAGAAAGTCAAAAAAGTTAAGTCTAAAAAGATAAAGAACAAACCAAAGGTGGTGAGAAGCGGAAAGGGAGTGCAAAAGTCTGACAGTGAAAAATCAAAGAGAACTGCAAATATGAATAAGCTTCGAGAGACAGGACACTACAGAGATGCAGTTAGTCTCTTGGAGGATTTTGTAGAATTATAATAGGAGAAAAATATGGCAATTCCCACAAATACTTCTCTTACTTACAGTGCTGTAGGTATTAGGGAAGACTTGTCGAATGTAATATATAACATCGCTCCTATGGATACTCCTTTTTTCAGTGGTTGCGGTAGAGGGACCGCCGACTCAACTAAGTTTGAGTGGCAAACAGACACCATTGCATCTGGCACAGCAAACCAGGTTGCTGAAGGTAATGATCCCACTTCAGACGCAAGGGCTAATCCAACGCGATTAAATAATTACACTCAGATAAGTGTTTACTCAATCCAGACATCTGGAACCAACGAAGCGGTTGACTATGCTGGCAGAAAATCCTCGCAAGCTTACCAGTTAGCGAAGAAAGCCAAACAGCTAAAGCGTGACATAGAATTTATGTTGACGAATAATATAGCTAAAGTACAAGGCGATGCTACGACACCGCGAAAGAGTGCTGGACTCAGCACCTGGCTGAAGACTGGTTGGGTTTCTATGAACCCGACAAGTGGTTCACCGGCTGCTCCGGCAGGTACCGGTGCAGACACGCCTACCAATGCTACGGCAACCGCATCAATTACTGAAGCCGGTATGCGTGATGTAATTAAGACGGTGTACGAAGCCGGTGGTGATCCAGATGTTATTTTATGTAAACCATCTATTAAGCAAGCTATTTCAGCTTTGGCAACACAACCCGCTACGGCAAGTGTAAGTGTTCCAATGCGAACGAAAGCTGATGGTTCATCCCCCGCTCATGCAATTTCAGCGATTGACGTATATGTTAGCGATTTTGGCACGTTCAAAATTGTGAGTGATCGTAATCAATTCCAAGAGAGGGATGTGTTCTTCCTAGACTTTGACTACTGGTCTGTGTCTTATCTCAGACCTTTTAGAACAGAGATGCTAGCTAAGACGGGTGACTCAATCAAACAGATGCTAATCTGTGAGTACGGTCTTGAAGCGAAGAACGAAGCTTCTAGTGGTTTTCTAGCTGACGTTAAAGCGTAAGAGGTAATTAGGGGGTGGGTAATACCACCCCCGATCTTATGAAAGAATTAGAAGTCGGTTGTCCTAGCGCAGAAGATGGAAAGGGTGGCAAGATTATCTTTCCTTTTGGTCCCTGTATATATGCAGCCTTTATTAGTGATGAGTTAAAGAAGTCGCTTCTGAAGGAGGGGAATAGGATAAGGAAGAAGGAAGAGCACAACTTCAAAAAACATCTTGCCGGGAACATGTATTTCGGTGGATCATACAATTACAGCAATGAATACATAGAGACTGTTCATGAAGAGCTTGTTGGGTTTTTATTCCAATGGTTTGATTTTATGAGCGGACACTATGGACCACAGAGATTGAACTTTGTGCCTGGTAAAGAAAAGTTTGAGATAGGTTTACAGAACCTATGGATAAACTACCAGAAAAGATATGATCATAATCCGAGTCATCAACACAACGGTATTGTCTCTTTTGTAATATACCTAAAAGTTCCAGAGGTTATATTTGAGGAGCAGGCTGAGTCAAATGTAAAGTCCGCTGGACACATTTTCTTTAAGTACGGAGAATCCATAAGTCCACTATCTGTTAAGGAGTGGGATGTTACACCAGACGAAAACTTAATACTAATGTTTCCCGCAACCCTTGATCACTCTGTTCACCCATTTTGGGTAGAAGGGGAAAGGGTGAGCGTATCTGGGAACTTCACCATTCCTGATACTCTGATAAGTAATAATGGGGTATAAAAAGATAGCCATTGTAGGGCTATCACCATCCACACATGATGACGCACCTTACGATGATCC